GTAAATCTCAACGAATTTTTTGTGGTGCCCCTATACATCATACAATGGTTGGTAATTACCTTTACTACGGAATGTTACAATGGATGAAAGCTCAACGCTTGGATCCGATATTCCCTTCAGCCTATGGCATTTCCTTGAATGAAATGGGCCCTATGTATGATGTTGTTGCCCCTCTTGGCAACGGCCACACTTATGATCTTGATGGTTGTGATACATCTATACCTAGCTCATTCATGGCATTTTTGTGCCGTGTTATGAAGCAGTATGTTCCTGAAGTAGATCACGACCTACATGAATGGTATTGGCAACATACTTGCTATACCACAATGCGTATGCCTAACAATGAACTTTATGTTAAGGATATGGGTAATCCCTCTGGCCACCTTTTGACTGGCTTCCTTAACACATGTTGGAGTTTATTTGTTTGGCTCAGCACTTTCTTTAAATATTGGTCTCAAACCAAGCCCTGCTTGCATGGGTCATTTCTGAAGGACCCCTTCAGTTTTTATAAGCAACATGCTCGATCTAAACATAATGGTGACGATACTCTAATTGGATTTGTCGCATCTTGTGGCATTATGACTGTTGACGAGGTTAAACGTAACCTTCCAGTCGATGTCAACGTAACGTTTGATTATCCTAATGATGTGTTTTCAGTTACTAAACAGTTCTGTTTCTTAAGTGCTGGACACACCCAGAATATTTTACGTAAATATCGTAATTTTCGTTATCCCATTGTTCATAAAAAACCAGATCGCATGATTGTTAAGATGTTGTATAAACGCACTTCTCATGATCATACAGTGTTCTACAATAAAGTTTGTAACGCTTTACATTATATGCTTTTCGATTCAGTTTGGCATACTCGACTACTAGAACTGAAAAATAAGTGTGAAGAATACTTTGTTGCTAATAAGTTATCGTATATTCATATATCACTCGCAACCCTAGAGTATCAACGATTGGTGCTCCAGGAAGAAGAACAAGGTCTTGAGCTAAGCACGTGTGACCAGTTTAAAACACATATGAGTGATTTAAATGCCCTTATTGAAAAACGAATACAACTTAACAAAGATATTAGGTCCGCGCGCGGCAAGCCTAAGAGAACCGCCAAAGTCCCCAAAGGTAAGAAAGTTAAACAGCAACCAAAACGTACACGCCAGCTCGCC